GGTTCTGTCCATCTCTAACGATGATGGTCACTCTGGTGATGGATCAATTGAAGATCCATTAACTAACACGAATGGCATGACACTCAAGGGTGCTGCTACATTCTATGGTGACCTCAAGGTTTACTATGATGATTGTCAGATGAATGGCATCTGCTCTACTGAGACATCCTTCCGTGTTACTAACAGAGAAGGTAATGTCTTGATGGGTGAGACATTCTATCAGAAGGGTCAACTTAAGGTAGCTGAAGATGCAACACAATCCATCTTCCATATTGATAACCTAGGATCTGCTGGAACTGGTGGAACTGAAGGTGCTAAAGACTTCAGAATCTATCAGAACAATGCTATCGATTCGTTCGGTATTGAGAAATACTGGACAGGTAATGGTGGTAGAAGACACACATATGTTGCATTTGATGCATCAACTGGTATCGGTCAGCAGCAAGACAACCCACTTGAGGTAAATAATAACTACATGATTAATGCTTCTTCTGGAAGCAACATGGTTCTATATCTACCAGACAATGCACAGACTGGTGACATGATTAGATTCATTGAACTCAGTGGTAACCTGACATATAATACGAGTCTAATCCTCAGAGCGAAGAAGATCAATAACATTGCTACACCTATCCAAGGTGACAGCACTGGATCTAAGATTGGCGCTGGTGCTGGTCAAACTCTGACAACTACCTGGGATTCTGGTGAACTAGTTGTTCAAACCAGAAATGCATCCTTCGGACTTGTATATGCTGGTACTGTTGACATCGAAGGATCTGCAAATGCTAGAACTATTCCACCTGCACTACGCGGTTGGTGGTTGATGGAACTCTAATTTAGAACAAATGACAGTAAGATACGATTCTCTAAAAACCATGAGGTCTGCCAAAATTGGCAGCATCATGCCTTGGGGAGGAGATGGAGGCAATGGATTCCTTGCCTCTAATATTCCCAAAGGTTGGATTGTTTGCACTGGGCAGACATTAAATGCTTCTGATTATCCATTACTAGCAGCAAGTTTGGGTGATACCTATGGTGGTGACATGACTGATGCTGGTGGTAATCATCCAGAGTTTCCATACTATGGAACTACAGCAACATTCAGACTACCACAGTTGTCTTCAACTGTTATGGTTGACCTTGAGAGACAATATCTAGATGATCCTGTATATCAAATGGGACAGGATGATCCTGCCAATGCAATATATGATGAACAAGGAAGCAAATTAGGTGATTTAATCTCAGGTTTCGGTGAGGATCAGTTAATCAATAGTACATATCAAGCGTCTGCTGATATTGATTTTACACTGAACCTTGCTGGTAATTTGTATTTTAAGTTTGATAATATTACACTAACAGCTCCAGACTTCTTAGAGACTGTTCATACATTGAACAGAAAACTTGGTATCAATCATATGCCATCACATGGTCATAGTGATTCTCTTGGATCTGCTAACCCAAATGCTTCTGGTCCGATGGTATTCAGGACTGACAGAGGTATTGAGATGACTGGTGAAGCATCTACTGGTATTTGTAATCAAACCGAGGGTCCAAACACCTGTCAAAATGCTGAAACAGAACCAACATCATGGCAAAACGGTGCTGTGAGTATGACAATGTATGGTGATGGTTTCCATGAACACACACTACCAAGGTGTGATAATTTTATGGAGTTCATTCAGGATAGCACAGGAAAAAATTATTGGGGTAATGTTCCTGCAGGTGCATCCAATTGGCCAACAACTGATAGAGAACAAGCTAACGGCGGAACTGGTCCAGTTAATACAACATATACACAAACTATTTTCGGTCGTCAAGCAACCGAACAAATTATTGATACTGAACCAGTAGATACTCACAAGCAACCATGCCATACTGGATACTTCCCAAGACCAATGGAAGTAAGACAAAGACCAAACTTCCTGGGGTATGACACTGGAGCTGCAGTGAGAGGTGATGGTCTAGTAGATGATCCAGAACTAGCACCTGTATTTTCTGTGTCTGGTGTTACCCTTACATCAGATTCTAGTTCATTTACTCTTCCCGCTGGTACAGATATTAGAAGATTGTATAGTGTTGGTGCTGAAAACTGGTATCAATACGACAAGATCACTCCATTGATGTATGTGACTGCGGTATCTGTTGATAATAAGTATCATGTTTTCCGTGAAGGAACTATAGTTCAACAGATTGAAAATGTTGGTACAATTGCAGCACCAGTTTATGAAATTACACTGAACTTACCTGTCAAAAATGGTGGAACAGTTGATGTTCAATTTAGACATGGTTCATATCCAATGACGATGAACCTAGCAGGTACAAGTAAGGATCCAACGGAGCAAACTTTTAGATCACACAACCACGGAAGTTTTGAGATCAATCAAACTCTCGGGTCAATGTCAAGTCCTCCATCACACACAGCAGCTGATGCAGATGGGTCGTCACTAACCGCTGATAGTCTAGAAAATGCTCTAAATATTACATGTGATACTACGCAACCTAGTCTCACTATGACTTTCATAATCAAAGCATACTAATGCCTGCATTTTACGCCAAAGAAAGATCTAAGTATGGTAATCTAACAGGTCAGGTTATTATCTGGCCAATGGAGTACAGTGGTGACCCAACTGAAGCAGTAAACGCAAGAAATCTTCCAGCTGGATATTTAAAATGTGATGGTACAAAATACTTTGCAGAAGACTATCCTCAACTAGCAGCAATCCTTGGTGTTGGTGATGCATGTAAGTTTGCCAGAAGAAATCTTGATGGTACTCTATTTGATACCTTAACAGATAATCAATTCATGGTTCCTGACTTAGGATCTAAATATCCTGAACCCACATCTGGTGCTAACGCTGGTGTATATAATAACGCTAGATTAAATAATGCGTTAGGTAATGAGGTCAGCAGATCTGGTATTGGTATTGAGGTAGTTTCTGCTATTGGTAATGATGTAAGAATTACATATTCTGGATCAATTACTGTTCCCAGTCAAGAGATTGCAATCAGAGGTAGACCAGGATGGGTATATGCTGGTGCTTCTCACTATACTGATATTGAAGGTGTTGAAGAAACAGCAATTCACCCACACGCACACTTTCATGGTGCTGTAAGAGCTAGAAATATGACAACAGCAGAGACTAGTTCTGCTGCACCTAGACCAGAAGGTAGAACTGGTAAGAGAAATGCATCTACAATTGCAATTCAAGATTGGTTAGATGCAACCAGATATAATGGTGATTCATCACAACCACCAGGAAGTGCTCAAGAACCATGTAAAGCAATTGATAAGTGGAGTCCTGGTGATGGCGGTGGTCCTACATCATCTCAGGCAGGTGGTTTACAGGAAACCATCTATTGGGGTGGATGTATTTTTGGTGCGGGTGAATCTTCATACACATATGGTTGTATCAGTAATGATGAATACGATCTAGATGGTACTGAACTAGAAGGTTCTCCTGATGGTACAGAAACTACCAGATTTAAAAACGTAGAAGGACTATTTGGTGCTTGTGTTCGTGTTGGTAGCGGTGATGATTCATCACACACTGTTCAGGTTCCTATCACATATGAGCAGGGATATCCTGGAGTTCCATTGGATGTGGATGGTAACAGTTTGCATGATGTTGTACCACTGCAGTCTAATCAAGAACATAAGGACGGAACTGCAATTGTTGATATTGATCAGGTTACAACAGATACAATTGACTTGTCAATCACACCAGGGGATGACCCTACCAATCATAATCACAGAATCGACCTAGATAGAGGAGATCATAACTACAAAGTTAAGACTCAGGCTATTGTTGTTCCACCAGAAAACTTAGTAACAACAATGCAAATTGGCACAGATCCATCAGTATCAATTGATTCTGCTTGTGCTCCATTTATTGTTATGGAATATCTAATTAAGATCTAATAGTAATGTCTCAAAGTTATAGAAACGCTAGACAGGGATTCCTGACCGATATGTTGGTGGATACTACACCAATCGGATCTATTGTACCTAATCTTAAGTCAACAGACAATACATTTGACCATAATTATGTCACTTCTGCAACTGCCTATCCTAAGTTGACAGAAAGAGTGGGTAATGCGTACATACAGGGTGATGATCCAGCTTATACGCATGAAGGATATCTTTATTGTGATGGGGAGCAATATGATATTGCTGAGTTTCCTGCACTATATGAAATTATTGGAAATAGGTATGGTGGTAGATCTAGCACTGGAATCGATGTAACAAATGGTGGGTCTGGATATACCTCACTACCAACAGTTGATATTAGTGCGCCAACATTCCCTGGTGGTGTTCAAGCAACTGCTAGTATTGAAATCGATAGCGTTAATGAAATCGTTACACGCATTCAACCAATTAATGTTGGAAAGGGGTATGATCCAGCAAATCCTCCCACTGTAACTATCTCTGGTGGTGGTGGATCTGGTGCTACCGCAATAGTAAGAATTGGTTCAGATGGTTCGATTACACCTATCACATCTGCAAATGTGATGGAGTGGTGGGGTGATCCAAACATGGGAACATTCAGAGTACCAGATACAAAAGCACGAAAGATTGTTGGCAACAGTTCTGTATTTGGTAACAATTCTCCTAATGTTGGCAACAGTTCTCTTGGTGTAGGAACTAAAGGTGGGCAATGGTATTTTGCACAGGAATCTCAAGATGAATACTTCTCACTCGGAAGAATTACTACTGCTGGATATGATCAAGTAGTTGAGACTACTGGTTGTTCTATTATTGGAGCACAGACAGTTACTGTCACCATGAGAGAGACAAAACTGCGTGGTGCTCCACAACACAACCACACAGTATTTCATAGTATCCCTGGAACAGAAGAGTGGATCAAAGAAGGTAGTGGTGACAGATATCTTGTAGATTATCGTGCTGGTTCAGGTAGAATTGCTAGATGGTATCCAACAACAGGAACAGTATTCACACACAAGCATGGTCTACTGAGAGTTGCGAATACAGATAATACTGTCGCAACATATGATGTTCTAGATTTTCAAGGTGGTGCAGGTGGTAACGGTAGTATCAAAGATCCAACAGTACCTGAAGATGATCAATTTTATCTTGCTTCTGGTGCAAATGGTGCTGGATCATATGAATTCCAGACATATATTCCAGATCCTACATTCCTTAGATTCCAATCTACATCTACTATTGGTGGTAGAAATGTAGTCACTGGTGGTGTGCCTGTATATGATTATTCAAATGAGTGGGAGTTTACAAGTCCTGGTAATTACAACATTGATTTTTCTTCAGTTACAGGCAATCCAGAAACTCTACAGTATATCGTAGTTGGTGGTGGTGGATCAGGCGCTGCTGGTACAATTACTGGATCCTCAGGTTCAAATAGTTCTCTTGTAATTGGTAATGGTAATGAGATCAACCTACTAGCAAGAGGTGGTGGTGGAGGATCAGGTTCTTCAGGTCTACAGGGTGGTAACGGTGGATCTGGTGGAACTAAATCATCATATGGTAGTGAAGGCACTGGTGGTGCTGATGGATTGGACGGCGGCGACGGCGGCAATGGTGTATCGGGAAATGGTTATCCAAAGGTAGACTATCCAAACAATCCTAATAATGGTGGTACTGCTGGTTTGTTTGGTTTCCCTCCATATGGACAGGGAAGTGCTGGAGTCAATGTGGAAGTTGGTGGACAGAGTGGTACATATGACAACACATTAGAATCTAATGGAACATTTAACCTAGCAGGTGTTGCTAATCCATCATCTGCTGTATTTTATGTTCATGGTGGTAAAGGTGGTGGAGCTCGTGGTGGTTATACTGGACACCCACCAGCAAGAGTTTACATTGAAGTAAAGAATAATCAATTATCTACATTTACACAGCAAGCGTGGTCTGTTGAGATTGGTTATGCTGGTGGTGATGGAACATCTAATGGTAACAGTCCTCCTTCTGGTGGTACTGCATCACACTCTGGTAGAGGTGGTAACGGTGGACAAGGACATAACGACGCTGATGGCGGTGCTGGTGGAGCATCAACTCTATTGAAGAGAGGATCTCAAATTGTTGCTGGAGCAGGTGGTGGCGGCGGCGCTGGTGCTACTGGATATGATGGTGGTGCTGGTGTCAATGGTAGTGGACCTCCTGCAGGTTTGCAAGCTACGACTAGTGCTCTCGGTTCTGGTGCAGGTGGTGTCGGTGGACACTACGGATGTATCGGTGGCGGCGGTGGAGGCGGCGGCGGTGGCTGCGCTCGTAACGGTCTCACCTTTGGTGGTAACGGTAACGGTGGTGGATCCGCTGGTCCTGGTGGTGGTCCTGCTGGTGACGGTGGTCACGGTGGTGGTGGTGGAGGACAGACTGGTGTCTCCTCTTACAGAACAGACTACTTCACAAATGGTTCACTCTCCAACTCTGGTAGAACAAACGGTAAAGTAAGACTGGTTGTTAACTATAACAATGATTACTGGACTCCTGGTGGAGGCGGTGGCGGCGGTGGTGCTGCATGGAATGGTAATGTCTCATGGGCAGATCTAGGAAATCCAGCTGGTGCTACAGTTACTGTTGGTGCTGGTGGTGCTGGTAAGTCTGCATCTGGACAAAGTAGTGGATCCACTGCTAGTGGCAGTAACGGTTATGTGAAAGTAGCACTTGGTGTTATTACTGGATATGTTGGTGGTAACACCACAGTATCTCAGGGTGATGTTGTTGCTGCTGGTAGTGCTACCGCAGATGACTGGGATGTTAACATTTACAGTGATGGCACAGGAACTGGTCAGGATGGTAGTTTCAAACTACCAACTGCAACTCCAAGTATATACATCGTTGGTGGTGGTGGATCTGGTGCAACTGCAACAGCAACTATTGCTAATCAAAAGGTAACAGCAGTGACACTAGGTAATGCTGGTAGTGGATATACTGAAACTCCATATGTTTACACCATGAATGGTGCTGCTGGTGGTACTGTTGTGACTGCAAATGTTGACGCTGCATCTGGTACGGTTTCTGATATCACTCTGGGACCAAATACCTCATCAAAATATGTTCGCTACCTGCTGTTTGGTGGGCAGAATGGTCAAACATCCAAGACCAGATTTGTTGAGTTGGTGCCTGTAGATACGACAAATGTTCATTACTTCTCTATCAAAGCATGTAGAGGAAATGGTGTCAACGGTGGTAACCAACCAGAAGAGACATTGCGTGTCTATTATCAACTAGAGGGATCTACTGGATGGACATTGATTGATACTATCATCAATCCAAATGCTACTAGAACTGATCCTATCATCGGTGATGTTCCTAGCATCTCTCAATCATGGGATGGAGCAGCTGGAGATACTAAATGGTATACATATTCAGTTGCAGTGCCACAGGCAGCGAGACAGAATAATACTAAATTCAAAGTCGAGCAACCTAGAGGAAATGCTAGTGGTGCAAATGATAATGATGGTAACACAGACCATTATGGTATTGCTGAATTTATCTACTGGAGAGAGAAAGTAACTGAACTGGTATTCGTTCCAAGTGCAGGTGCTATCTCTAAACCAGCAATTGACTCTCTAGCATATACTGTACAAGGTGAGACTGGACCAGGAATTACATATAGTTCTGGTCTTGGAGCAACTGATGCTAGACTAACACTCAAGTCAACTACAAAGGTAGAACCAGTAGCATCAATTGACCCTGATTTTGATATTCCTCTGATTACACCATATAGATTGTGTAAGTATCTAATCAAAGCGTTCTAAATACATCTGGAGACTATATTCAGCAATATGTCAACCTTCAACTCCGCTGATATTCCTGTATTGCAAGTGCAGTTAGATACTGTGCAGCAAGAAATCAGTTACAATGGAACCATCAAGGTCATCCCTGACAACTATTGGCAGGATGAACTGGTGCCTTTTCTTTATCCTCTGTGGGACAGTGATAAGGATAAATTAATCATGTTTAGTTGGTTCACCAATAACACATACTATGCTAAGCGTAGAAGGTTCATTAAGAACTTCAAAACTGGTGAGTATGAGTGGATTGACTATGAAATGGAGCAGGTTGATGTTGAGCAGGCAAAGCAAGTAAGAGATAAGTTAGTAGAAACATTCTATCTGATTGACTCTATCGAGAATGAAGAGTTCCAAACGGAACTGTCTCGCATGTATGGTAAGCAGAGACAAGTATCTCCTTTCACTGTTAGATTGGCAAGAAACTTCTTACTATCAGAAACTGACTGGGCACTAGCAGTAGATTCTCCACTTGATGCTGATGCTAAGGCACAGTATACATTGTATAGATCTAAACTTAGAGATCTAACTACTGCAGATGAGTTCTCTACTAACCCAGAAGGAGTTAAGTTTCCAATTTCTCCTGACTTCTTTAAGAAAGTATACTCTGAAGACTATCCTGATAGAGAGTATCTTGCAACTGATGATCAGTGGTTGCCTATCTCAAAACATTATCTCAAATTATTCAGAGAAAAGATTGCAAACTTCTTAGTTCTCAAGTCTCTAACAGAGAACAACTACTTCTCTACATTATTACTTGAGTATGAGAAAATCAAGAATGCAAATGCTGTTGAGGATGTTGATGTTGGTGAAGAAAATCTAACCGAAGAGCAACTTGCTGATAGAAAGAAATGGTTGGAAATGTTAATTACTAAGGTCGAAGAAGAACTAGACACTGAGAACGATGAGTGATTTTAAAATTCCCTTTGCTATTGTATCCTTCTTGCTCGTTCAGGGTGCAGGTGCTGTCTGGTGGTCCTCACAAATAGATGGACGAGTGAAAACTCTAGAGGAGCAGAGTCTAAATATCGCAAAAGAAAATCGTAGGTACATTGAGCAAGTGATTCAACCATCCTATGGAATCAGCAGTGGTTGGAAAAATCAATATCATGATGAGTGGGTTCTAAAAGGAGGATGGAAATGATTATTGAGGGTCAGGAACTACAAGTATTCGATTTAGTTGCATGTTATGCACAGAGATATCAAAAGACACTAATATATTTTGATCTCATTACATATAATGCGCTGGATGCAACAAAGAAAGCAACTGTAACTGCATTTTATGCAGACTTTGTTGATGATTATGTCATGGACATTATTAAGCAAGGTAAGTTTAACACACTACAGTTTGATGAAGAGAATGTTGCTTCACTGATGGCAGGGTCGTGGTTTCCTAAGGAAAGCGAGTGTCCAGACTCTGATCACTTTATCCATGCATATGTCGTGGATGCATATGGAGATATTATCTGGGACAACGCTTGACACCATGGTGGCGTGATGCTATGCTAGTCCTGAACTAGCACACCACTATGCTTGAGTTTTGCTATGAACTCGACTACAAGTCACTTGACTTTACAGATCCAGAGACTCACGAACTTTATCGTATTGGTCGGGGAGAACAAGGAGTTCTATTGGTACGGCCTTATACAGACGACATTTGTGCTCATTGGCGGTTCCGAACTCCTGATGTTGCAGTAAAGTCTGCTAACAAGATATATGCAATGTATCTCGACTATCGAGATGCTAAAGATTTTGTAGGTATGGATATGTGTCGTAAATTCCTAGAGATGGGATTTACTCGTGCTCGTAGATATGCTAACCATCATAGTGGAAAGAAGTATGATAGTAAAGGTGAGGTCCGCCCTCAGGAATCTGATCACTGGACCTGTGACTATAATAAGAGTGCTCAGATCTTTAAAAAAGTACGCGACATCGTGGCAAACAATGCAGAATACAAACGAATCAGACAACACTGGCGACGAGAAGTTGAGTGTGCCAACGAACAGCGAGTTGCTGCACTTGCAGCTACAAGCAATATTAAGAGAGAACGATATGCCCCCAAGCGAGATAAAGTATCTCGGAAAGCGTGATGATGGTGAGCATTGGTATCTTATCGCAGGAGAGCATGAAGTGCCAGTCAAAGATATAGTTGGAGTTGATGCAGTTGATTAAACAATTATTTCCATGGCCATGCTCAGTTGTACAATTGAATGACTGGGAGAATAAAAAACAAAAGATTTACGAGTTTACTAAACAGCACCCATATCAAAAGGGTCGCTATCAACCTATGAGTAACTACGATACTATTCGTACAGATGCTGATAGGTTGAAACCTGCATGTGAAGCAGTTCAAGATATCTTTGGTGATGATATTCTAAACTTTGCTAAGACTCTTGGTGCTATTTCATATGAAATCACACTTGGTTGGACACAAACATCATTCAAAGGAATGGAGCAAGGTATTCATAATCATGGATACAAAGGATTTTCTGCAACATGCTATGTAGATTTTGATCCTAGTGAGCATACATCTACTGTATTCTATGAACCATTGCCTAGTTTCTGGGATGGTCAGAAAAGACAGATTGAAATACCTAACTGCAAGGAAGGTACATTAGTATTGTTTCCTGCATATGCTGATCATCTTGCTAGACCAAATGAATCAGAGAAACCTAGGACTATCTTTGCATTTAATTTTAATGTAGTGCCACATGAGAGCGTTAGACCTCCATTTGATGATGAACTTAGCACAGGTCAGATGTTTAGGTGGGGTAGTAGGTCCAATCCCTGAAGTGTCCACCATGCTTGCACATGAGCATGAACTGTAGTATATTAAATGAGTGGAGGGGAGACCCGACACAACCAAGAGGGGGCAAGACATAGATAAGAGTATCGACAAACTGATACCGCCCCCCACACACCCAATTTACTATCGTGACAGATTTTACAGTCCCACCACCAAAAACATCATACGACATGCTCACCAAGGAAGAGAAGGGTGCTCTGATTAGAGCAGAATACTCTGGTCCTAAGGAGAAAGCAATCTGTGATGCACATGGATTGAAGCAGATTGGTGGTTCTCGTACTAAAGTTGATGGCACTGATGGTGTAAACAAAAAGAGTATTAAGAATGCTAGTGGTACATCCACTCAGGTGCATCTTACTACACAGAAACATTTCATGGAGACCCTTGGTATCACTGGTCTCGCTGCTGCATTTATCCGCAACTTCTGTGGTAATGCAGACTATAACTACAACGGCAAGGATCGCCGTACAATTAAACAGATTGATGATGACCAAATTGAAGCATTCAAAGAATTCCTTGACAATAACAAGCGTAAGGTTGTTGATCTTATCATCAGCAATGGTGATGGCATCACCCATGTTGTATACAATCACCTAGAGCATAAGGAATATGAATTGACATATCAGCAGATCATTGATAAAATCGAGGATGCTGAGTGGAAATTCCTCTCTGGTGGCATACACTTGAAGAATAAGCAAGGCAAATCATACTTTCACTTCCAGCGTGAAGGTAAGAAATCAAAGAGCAACCGCTATAATGTGCTCTGGCACATTCACCTCCATCTATTTGTATGATTATCAATAAAGACTGTCTTGAGGGTATGAAGGAGTTGGATGACAACTCCATTGATTGTATTATTACATCACCACCATACAATAAGAAAGGTCTGCTTGGCAATGTCAAGCGTGGTAATCAAATATGGGGTAAGTTCAACATCGATTACTCTTCCTATGGTGATGATATGCCAGAGGAAGAGTATCAGGCATGGATGGTAGCAGTATTGGATGAGTGTCACCGCGTCATCAAAGATGATGGTAGTATATTTTTCAACCATAAACCACGCAGACACAAAAACAGATGCTATCTACCCACTGATTTCATTGCACACAGTGCGGCACAGTTGTATCAACTTATTATTTGGGACAGACGCAACTCCCCAAACATCCGCAATGATATCTTAGTGCCATGTACAGAACATATCTACTGGTTCTGTAAGAAAAAACCTAAAGTGTTTCGTGACGCAGTTGATCCACAGTATCGTGGTGAAGTATGGGTGATTCCACCCGATCGTCAGAAGCAGCATCCTGCCCCCTTCCCTGAGCAGTTGGTACGCAACTGTATCCAACTCACTACACAGGCATCACAGACGGTCCTAGACCCCTTTCTGGGATCAGGGACCACTGCATTGGTGGCACAATCACTGAATAGGGATTGGATTGGGTACGAAATCGATGATGAATACATTAAGATATCAAATGATAGACTTAAAAGCAGTGTTCTGTCGTTTACATAGAGTGTACATTAGGTAAAATTCATGGAGTCAAAAGCACAAAAGCGCAGAGATGCATTCAATCTATTCTATGAGAGTGTTCTCAAACCAGACCATGAACTGAGAGAGGACGCACATGAGCAACTATGTTATCATGAGTTACTCGAATGGCGCGGAGAAATCCTCGCATACTTGGATCAACGCCGTAACCAGGAGTTTTATTAATGGAGTCTTACTCACAACAGAGGAATAAGCGTATGCAAGAGTGTATTGATGACTATCTCAATGATGATAGTTTAGATGCTCGCGCTTGCTATGAGCAAATGTTAATGTCAATTCAAGATAACATCGATTATCATCGCAAGGAACTTGATAAAGCATCAGAACTATATGATTTGATGCAGGGTCACCGTCCTGTTGATGCATTTGATGATGCATATGGTCACTTGGCAGCACAGCAGGATGTTACAGTGCGTGACGATGGTAGCAAAGCATATAACTATGCTGCTAACATCACACTGGCAGACATCGCCAAGTTTCAACGAGGTTCATCACTTTGATCGAGAAGTACGCTATCACTTGGAAAAAACTGAAGAATAAAGGTTACTCAGCACAGCAGCGTGTTGTGATGTACAATCTAGATGATATTTGTCATTTCATTAAGCATTTAGAGAGTGATCCAAAGGTAACAGGTCCTATCGATGTCATCCCATGCATGAGTGACAGTTGATTTAGTGGCACGAGGGGTGGGCAACCGCCCCTTTTTCATGTATATTAGAAGAGTCAAGCGAACAACCCCATGCAACTCAAGTCACCTGAAGGTCACATGGTAGTGGATTTCTATCCATGCATGACAGCAGATGGACATGTGTCTCCTAACTTTATTGTTAAGCATGTCAAATATTATGGCATCGAGACCGTCTCTCGGTCTATAATCACTCGTAAGGCATTGCGTGAGGAAGCAAACTCTCGTATTCATGGTTATGGATACAGTGTCACTGATTTCCACACACAACCTGTACACGGATCCCCATTTGCTTGTGTGACATGATAGAATTCACTCATAAACCACCAGATGGATACTCTTATGAATTTAAGGAACACAAACGCGGTGTTATTGCTATATGGTTGCGCCATCATCGCGAATACGTTTATAACAGTGAACCTGTTTCTACAATCTGGGGATTCTACCACAAAAAAAGTAAGCAATTCTACCCTCCCATTAATTCAAAGCGCATGGGTAACGACCCCATAGAACTATGTCAAACGACCCCTTATACAGCGATGCCGATATTGCGTCCGCTAACACCTTCGGTATTGAACTTCCTATGAGACCCGATCCTATTACGCTACAGATTGAACTGACAACAGATCAGATCAGGTTCCTGATTGACAGTATGTGGTCTATGAACCGTCATGACAGTCAATCGTTTGCAATTCGTCACAATGTGAATGATGTTGCACTGGAGGGACACTTACAGGAGTGTCTATCCAATGCTCTCAACGACGCCACCTGACCTATACTAACGGAGTCAGCGAAACACAGGTCATGACCTACTCTCACTACAAGATCGAGATCGACACCGTGGATGCTCCCCAGCACCCCATCATCTACTTCCGCAAGTGTCGCAAGTGTACCACTGCTAAGGGCATGGATCGTCAGCACAACCGCATCGTGAACGAAACTGTTGATGCATGGCGTCCATTCTCCCAGCAGATCCGTCGCTACACTGTCTCTCGTGTGCCAGCTGATGTAGTGGTCAAAGGCGAGATCCGCAACGCCTGATCTGCCTTATACTATAGACATCAACGCAACGGACCAATGCTCAAGGCAACCATCGTCAAGACCATTCGCGAGTGCTGTGAGGGTACTGCCCTGACCAAGGTTGAGAAGTTCCAAGTGTTCTGCCATGTGTGTGACAACATGCTGGCAGAAGGTCGCATCACCAAGGTACAGCATGAGCGTTACACCAATGTCTTCTGACCAGTCTAATGCATTATGATGTTAAGTTACGCATTACAGGTAGTGCGTGTGTAGTTGTAGCATACTTTGTTGTGTTACATATTAGCGTAATGGGTGGAGTCGCGCTCCACTTTATCGGAGATCTTATCTCCTTACCATATTTCATACGCACTAAATCGTATGATGTGGTAATCATGCTCACTTTTCTACTGTTCATTAGTCTCTCCAAATTACTATGACTACCGTTGCTGAAGTCCTGCTCGATCGTAAACTGCTTGACCTGATTGATTCTGCTGAGGTAGATTGGAATGATGACATTCCTGACCTGAGCGACCAGTGGTCAGTTGAAGAACTGTCACCTGAGGTGTTGGCACTGCTCAACTGACGGTTATAATAACTGTATACACAACACAGAACGCATCATGACTACCGCAACTGCTCAACAATCCCAAGTTACCCAACACAGTCACGAACTGTGCATGGCATTGCTTACCGACTTCATTGAGCATAGCATCCGTAGTCAGAAGCGTTCTCTTGCTAATGCCACTGAGCAGTATAGCATCGACTATCACCAGTCTAGGATTGATGAACTCCAGGCAGGCAATGCTGATTATGACTTCTACCTTGACAAAGGTCGTAAGTATTACAAACTTATCATGAAGGACTCTAGTGGTTCTCAGTCTGTACATGCATTCATCGATCGTAACACTGGTGATGTCTACAAACCAGCAGGTTGGAAAGGACCTGCCAAATATGTTCGCTACAATCTTTTAGATGAAGAATCCCGCGAGCGTTGTCTTGAAGTTGCTGACTGGGCGGGAGGTTATCTCTACATGAGTTGACAAACGCTCATTTCTTATATAAAATACTATCATACCAACTCACACTTACCAACATGGACGCCCCAGTTTTCTACATTGTTGCTGATGGCAACGCTTATGCGATGGAAGAAGATGGATATATGTACGGAGCACCTGTAAAGGTGGATGGCACACCCGATTGGGATGCATCCTATGACTTCGACTTTGAGCGTGGCATGGATGATGATGAAGCAGAATATGTGATTCACATGTGTAATCTGCTACAGGAAACCGTTGATCTTACTAAAGAATTCAACAAAGAGGTATTTGTCAAATGAGTCTTCGTTTAGGTAATCAAGTTAACAAGCAGCAACGCTGCTCATCTATTGTCGTCAGTCATGTCAAAGAACTGCTGATGCCATTCCCCACACGATACACTCGTGGTGAGTATACTGTGCAAGTGAGCACCGTAGTCGAACCACATAACAAATTGTATCGCTTGTTCTGGAAATACCAGTCACGCTTTACTCTTGAGTTCACTCGTGCTATCATTGAGTCTCTGCCCCGAGGGACAGAGTTCGTTTCTTACGACCACCTGAACAACACCCTGACTCTTAACAAGCAATGAACAACGAATTCGCTCTGCAAATCTCTGAGAACCGCGATGCTATCTGTGAGTGGGTAGTAGAACGCTTTCGTGATCTGATCGCTGAGAATCGCACTGATGATGCAATCTGTTTTGCTGATGAGTGGTTTGAGTGGTTGGATCCCAACAACTATATAAACGAGCAAACTCACTTTTACAATAGTGACGAACTCGTAGCACTGTATGACGAACTCACAACTTAAGGAGCAACTACGCTCTCTTGTACTTAATTACATGAAAGCGTATGCCGATGGTGACAAAGCACTAGCAGAGAAAATCCTACATGACATCAACACCATCAAAAAACTATGTCCAAATTGCTCTGAGCAAGACACTCCAGACAGACTTTGACTCATGGTATGAGTGCTGCCTATCACTCGGAGTTAAACCAAACATCAATGCATTTTTGAATTACACTTATCATTATGGCACATCGGATCAGTCTGTTTAACACAATCGCAGCAGGACTATTACTCGGCGCTGCACATGGTATGAGTGTCCAAGCAGGTGAGGATAAAATCACCCAAGGATACAATAGCATGGACTCAATGGGTTGTATGCTTGTGAGAGAGTGTAAGAACGATGTGCATGAAGTGCATTCACTGTTGGATATCTCATCTCAGTATGATAATACTGAAGAGTTCACATATGTGGCAGATGAATTCAATCAAATGCTGATGGCAATGAATCAGGTGGGAATCAAAGTATTCCTTGCTGATCAACGATACTTCCCCATCATGCATCGTGGTGTGTATCATACTGTGAGTAACAATGTATATCTCAACAAGAGATACATGGATGAACCACATGTATTGATGCAACTGATGCGACATGAGGGATGGCACGCTGCTCAGGACTGTATGGCAGGCACCATTGAGAATAGTATGATTGCTATCATCAAACCAGAGGAAGATGTCCCTATGATCTGGCGTGTGATGGCAGAGCGCACCTACCCCGCGTCTGCTGTACCATGGGAAGCGGAAGCACAATGGGCAGGGCGAACACAGAACATGACCATGAAAGCACTTCAAGCGTGTGCTCGTGGGTCTATGTGGACAGAATATGAACCGACACCACTCACTCGTCAATGGTTGACTGAAAATGGATACATTCAAGATTGAACAGTATGACGACACGAAAGACCTCTACATCACGATCCCGCACTACATCCTCCAAGAACTCAACTGGCAAGCGGGTACAGAAATCGAGTGGAAAGTCAAAGGTGACAGTATCATCATCCAAGACGCAACAAAGTCTGGACAAGAACCTGAAATCACTCGCCACTCAACCAAAGACTTCCTCAAAACGAAAGGTAAGTGGTTCTAAAACAAAAGATCGTGGTGTCAAGCATACTCGATGTAAAGACACAGATCTATTTCCAGTGAATAGTATGCCATGGCGTCTTGAACCACGCACCAACAAATTCAATCTATCATGGTTCATGTGTTTTGACCATGCTGTTGACATGATCGAACGATCCAACCTGAAACCACGAGACTACAAACTGATGTGTCACACCAATGTACCACTGACTGACCCGCTCACTGGACCAGTCAGGATTCAACGATATGTTCGACACGCCTGACCATCTATGGTATAATATACCCATACGACACTTCATCATGACGACCCTGATCACAAAACACTACTGGTGGACATCCGCTGCCATTGCTGTTGTTGGTCTTGTCATTGTGACCACTAACATGTCCCCCACTACTGAAATGATATACACAGTAGTCGAAACAGTACACAGCGCCGCTAAAGCAAAAGATGGCGAACAATACTAATGCTAACCCAACAGTACCACTCGTACTATCACTAGTAGTATGTTTTCTATTCGCCATTGCTATCATAGTAGGTGGATACATCAAAGGTAACATGCATATTGAAGCAGTATGGAAGTCACTACACCAGTTCACATGACATATACACCACAAGTAAATGACTATGTGGTATGGAAAGAAATAGAAGGTTGGGTCTATTTTACATGTGATGAGTATATTACCATTGAAGTAGGAACTAAACCTAAACACGATGGTCTATCACAACATAAGAAAGATCACATACTTGTACTCTGTTTCACACATGATTATCATCAATTAGAATACAAAGGTAAACGAGCATCCAAATACGATGACACAATTGATCCAACCCTCTGATCCACAATACTTCACTCGAACAAGTGATGGATCATATGATAGACACACTTACACAGTAGTGTTTAAGAACAAAAAAACACTCACATTTGATGACTATGAACAGATGAGAGCATACTGGTTCGGTTGGAATCAGACTAAGCACTTGTCACATGTAATTGTTAATGATTTGCCTGCTGTCCGCGCCAGTGATAGCAAGGGATTTAAGTGATTGTACATGGTGATACCAAATATATTAGAAATATATAAAAAAATATACCATGTACGCTGTGTAGTTACTGTGAAGATACTGTAAAGGTACTCTGGAGATGCTGGCTTAGCACGCGACCTATCGAAAGTCAACCGAGAATGTGCCAGTCCTCAAAGTGGCACACCCAGACCTCCAAAATCCTCAGAATACCATTATAATGAATTCATGGAATTACAGAAATCTCACTTTTTGCGTTTTTTGAGTTTTTCAGAAATTTAAAAAAGTTAAATTTTAAGATTTTTGAGTTTTTCCAGTTTTTAACATTTAACCACTGCGTATTTACGACAAAAGCGTCATGATTTACGATAAATTCAACAGTTCAGCTGTAAAATCAGTTGAAATTGTTGATAATACTGTCAAAATTGTGTATAATAGCAATAATAGTAAAGAATACTCATTTATTGCTAAAAATATTGAATTATTTGTCGAACAACTACAAGAAGAGATCCTCAAAGTGTTGTTCAGAGACAATGGATCTATGGGCAAATTCTTACATGCCCAGATCAAAGATGGATACCTAACTGAAACTAAATAATATCACTTTCGGCAGTAGAGTAATACAAACTAGACCATGGGTAAGAGACACGGTAAGTACGAGTCCAGTAAGTATAAAGAATTGCAAGACGATTTTGAAGACTTCGGTTATGAAGTCAAAAACATTCGGCGGCAATCCAAAAAGAAGGTTAACAAATTCAAACGCGAGGTCGATGAATACTATGACAGTTATTGAACTGTCTACTATTGGTTGCAACCCTCGCTTTTTTGTGTAATTGTATAAGAGTCAACACAACACCGACTCTCATGCGTAAGATCGAACAGCAAATGTGCAACGCCATCCAGGCAAACAAGAACTGGAAATCTGGAAACACTGAAGTCGTCACTAATGATGGCGTCTCTACTGTATACCTGCACGGTAACAAGATCGC